TTAACTAATTTATCCCAATCACGATACATAACAGTGTTACCACCGTTAACTAATATCTTAGTTGAGGATGTGTTCTCTTTGACCGAATTAATTGCTAAATCGCCATTAACAGTTAATCGGTTAGCATTATTACCATCTTGACCGAAGAAAGTAAGCGATTTTCCATCTTTGCCAAAATTAATCAACGTGTAAGTAGGCGTTACTGTTACTATTTGCCATGAATAATCACTCATGAATTTATCTTTTACACCGAATGCAACTTCATAAGTTGTCGTTGTTGAGGTAAATAAATTACCTGCTTTGTAATCTTGTTCCAAAGTGTAGTTATTAGCCCATGAATTAATCTTAGTCCATGAACTAGCACCGCTTGCTCGATACTGAATATAGAATGATGTTACATTCTTGTTTGATAAACTTGTAAATCCTACTTTGAAGTGTAATAAAGCATATGTTCCACTTGATTCATCTACTGCATAGCCTGAGTTAGCACGCTTTGCACTTACATTAGTCAAACTAGGTGGATTGTATGCAACTACATTTATTGAACCACTCTTAGTAGCAGTACGACCACGTGAATCTGTAACTGTGATTGTGTATGATAGCGTACCACTGTTTTGAATGGCTTGAGTTGTGAACGTGCTACCACTATATGTTTGGCCATTAAATTTAGTCGATACTGATGTGATCGTTGAGCCTTGATTACCACTTGTAGCAATCGAGAATTTTAATTTTGATTGACTCTGAACATATTGACCTATTCCTGCACAAATTGAATTTGTATCAGATATTGATACAGTTCCGATACTAGGAACGACACCACTTCTTACTTTAATTGTCGCGTTTACTGTTTTAGAGCCAACTGATGTTGAACCACTGATTGTTTCTAATGTAAATGTAGCAATACCACTTGTTGAATCAGAAATATTCTTTTCCCAATCTGTCGGAATGGTATAAGAAAAGCTAAGGGTTGTTGTACCACTAGCTATTGTTCCTATTTGTGTTTTTGTTCCATTCCAAGTTACATAAACTTTATGCGAAAAGTTGCTTGATGCACTTGTACCACTAATCTTAATTGCACTACCACAATCTAAACTCGGTTTATCAATAGAAGGAGTAGTTGCACGTGGTATTGTCGTTAACTTTAAACTACCACTGCATGAGCCTGTTGTTGGTAAATATGTACCTCTGTCTGCATTGTTAAATGATGCGCTTACTGCAACAGTTTTAGAACCATCTGCGTTATGACCAACGGTAGCAGTACCGCTTGCCACCCATACAGTCTGACCATTGCCAACTGTAGGTTTATGAACCGCGCTGTGTACAGTTGAACCATTTATTACTACAGTATAAGTTTCTGCTAAACCATAGTGATTATGGTATGCAGTGTTCGAACGGATACCAACCCACCATTCAACAGTCGAAGTGTTGTTTTCGATTGAATAAGATTTCTCTGAAACATCCAATAACAACGAATACTTATCTGTTTGTCCTGTACTGATTCCTATATTTCCACTAAATTGAGCCATTCAATCACCTACCTTATCTTTTTAAAATCTAACGAGCCATTCGCTCTTGGTACGAATCCAAAGTTACCGACTTTTAATGACTCTGTGAACTGTCCATCTGTGATATACATTGTTTTGTCATTGATATAAGTTACTTTTTCACTATCTTTTAGAATCGCCCATTCCTGATTCGTGATTTGAGTTTTAAATGCACTGTCTGATTTACCTAGAGTTAATCCATCGTTGTCAAAGCTCATGTAATTGTTTACGTTGTCTGTAGTTTGCTTTAATCCATCAACACGACCATTTACACTGTCGATTTGACCGCTCATCTCATTCTTAGCATCAGTTACCGATTGATTGATTGACCACGTAAAGTCCTTCTTTGTTTGAGTAAACTGAGTTGACATATCCTTTTGATAATGCTCAAATGCAGAATTTGATACGTAAGTTTCGCTAACTTTCGCAGTAATTTCATTTGCCTTAGTCTCAATTGCGGACTGTCGCTCAGTACGTTCTGTATTTATTGCATTGTCTACATCTTCTGGTGCAGGAGTCCAATCAGTAGCTTTGTTACCTTCTTCTAATTTGATATTTCTGATTCTCCATTTCTTTCCAACTTCTGACGATTCAAGTTGGAAATTTATTATTCCATTCGATGACGCTGGATATGGTACTTTCTTTGTGTATTTCGTTGGAGTTTTAGTTATATTAAGAGAATTATCCGGAGAACCAAAATCAGACTCTAATCGATTGGATGTTGCAGCCGTATCTACTAAATAAGCTTCATAACTAAGTATATATTCAACATCTTTTTTAGGAATAAAATTTTGATACATACCATTCCAATTTTCTTGAATAGTAAATTCACACCATCCATCTACAATAGATGCATTTGCATTTACAATTGTCCAATAATCGAAAGTATTAAATGCAGTGTTTCTCAGCAAATTCCTACCGCCGATTTGAATTCCATTGATTTTTGTATTTAATTCATTTTTAGCCGAATTAACTTTATTTGTAGCATCATTAGAAGAAGAATTGATTGCTTCTTGCTTTGCAGTATTAACTTTTGAAGTAACACTGGTTTTAGTCTCGTATGTTTCACTTACCGATTGGGTAATACTATCCGCACTAAGTTTAATCTGAGCATCAGTTTGAATTTTAGAATAATAATTATTGTGTAAATCATTTTCTAAATCTTCTGGAGCTGGTGTCCAGTCTGTGGCTTTGTTACCGATTTCTAATTTAGGTTTCGATACTAATATTGATGTATTTTCGCCATAACTGCCAGTATTGCGAAGAGTATACCAACGTAAAGGCTCTTTGCCGACATTTGACGGTGTTACAAACGTATATGAATAGCTTTTCCAATTGTTTGTGACTTTTATGTTGTATGCAATTCCGACAATGCATTCATTTCTATCTAGTCTAACACATAGTAATGGATTAACATCATCGGATTGTTTCTTTGCGATAAAACTAAGCGTGTATTTAGTATTTGGCTTTAAAATCACATAATGCGTAATAAAATTATCCCAATCACTTTTTACAGAAGACCAAGTCCTTCTAAAATATGCTTGTTCATTCGAATCATATTCTGAACTAGCTGTTTTTGAATTTTGCCAATATTTATTGGATAATATGTAAGTATCTAATAATAAATTCCTTCCACCAATCTGTAGATTATCAATCTTATTACTAGTTTCAGTAATCGACTTTGCTTGCAATGTAATATCTTTTGAATTTTGTTCAATTGCAGTTGTATTTAAAGTAACTTTTTTGGTTAAATCTGCCAAATCCTTCTGAGCTTGCTCTGCATTAGCTTTAGCAGTATCTGCAGTTGATTGTGCAGTCTTAGCATTGTTGATTGCAGTTTGAGCGTTGTTTTGAGCAGTAGTTGCATCTTTCTGTGCTTGCACTACATCGGCCTCTGCACTTGTTAATCTAGTCTTTGCATCACTTATCTCTTTTTCACTCGCATCAACACGACCAGTCACTGATTCTAGATTAGCTTTTGCATCTGTCAATTCTTTATTAGCATTGTCTAAGTTAGTTTGAGCACTGTCTGCTTTTTTCTTTGCTTCATCTGCTAGAGTTTGAGCACTCTGAGCGTTACTTAATGCAGTACTAGCTTGAGTTTGAGCATCCGTTGCTTTTTTCGTTGCCTCTGTAATATCTAACTGTGCTTGAGATGTATCTGATTGCAATTTTTCAATAGAACTAGCATGAGTTGATATTGTATCTGCAGTTTGTTTAAATTGCGTGTTCATGCTTCCTTCAAGCGTTGTTAAATCACTCTTGGATGCATAAGTTTGTGAAACTGTAGTCGACAACTCACCAACTTTCTTTTCAATTTCTGTTGTAACATCTGCATGAATAGATTTTGATTCAGTAGTTAAATCAACTTTTGTAGCATACGTTTCTTTTACAGTAGCAATTTCACTAGCGTTGGCATTTGCCTTATCAACTGCATCTTGAATCTGTTGCTTTGAATCAGTGATATCACCTTTAATCGCATCAATCTGTTCTTGTGCTTTACCAGTGCTTGTATTCGCATCTTGTGCTAATTGCTTAGCTTCACTTGATTGAGTATTTGCAGTGTTAGCTAATTGATTTGCTTTACTTGCATCCGTCTGAGCTTGTGTTGCTTTATTGACTGCCTCTTTTGATTGAGTGTTAGCCTCTGATACTTGTGTATAGATCACACCAATCTTTGCATCAATTTCATTCCATGTGTTGTCGAAAATAGCTTTTGTATACTTGATTTCACTTGGATTTGCATACGTACATTTCCAACGTTTCCATAGAAACTTATCTGATTGATAAACCACATTACCAACAAACCACTCACCACCGACTAATTCGGTTTGAGAAGTCGAATAATAGAATTGTTCTTCGGCACTCACAAATGACTGACCATCTTCACCTTTGATCGTTGACCATCTATATTTAGTTGGATCTTCACTTCCGTATTGCCTACTATCTGAATACTGACCAATAAACTTACGATTTGAGTCTGTCAAACTAAAATCAACACGACCATCGGAACTGTTGGCATAGGCAATATGCACATAAGCACTCGTTCCATTCTGACCGTCCTGTAATCGCATTACAGTGACTTCTGCACTCGCCTTGAGTATTTCACCACTCATAGCTTTAAATCGGTACACGGCCTTTTCTGATAGGTCTGAGGCATTGACTGTGATTGTTTGGTTTGTTGATATTTGTACATCATCCTTGAACCATGTGATTGAATACTTAGATGTGATATCAACCCCATCGTTCTTTACCAATGCAGTCAATTTAGTTGAATCTGAATCAGTTTTAAAAAGAACTCCATTTGAAGATGCGATTGAGCCTTCGTAAACCTTCTTCAATTCAATCATCTTGTTCATTTCACTGATCAGAGCCGAACTAATCTGTGATTGTTTTTCTTCAAAGTTATCAAAAATAGTCTTGCACTTTTCTGAATCAGTAAAACAAATCTCTTGTTCAGTGATTCGAGCCTCTAAGTACAATGTTGGACTATACTCTGCGTCTTCAATCGTGAATGTATCACCAATGTCTGCATCAATATACGCATCCACATCATATGTAACTTTTGGAACACAATTCTTTTTCAATTGTGCCAAAGCTTGACCATACAATGTTTCTACATTTTCAGTTTCATAAGACCAAATTTGCACTGCGTACATATCATTTGAATGATTTGTGAGCAACGTTGAAGGAAATCTATCTCTTGCTTGAGGTGCTAGAATATTGTTTCCGTTGACTTTATAAAGAACATTACCATTTGAATCTCTAATAACTCGTCCACTGATTGAGTTCAATTGCAATCCATTTGTTCCGGTTGGACGAATTGCGGTATATAATTCAGTAATATCACTTGTTTTAGTGATTCCGTAAATGTTGTTTGGGTATCTTAAGATCGTACTGCGTTTATCTGTTCCCATCCCTTGAACACTATCTGAATGAGCACGATAAATATTCAATACAACATTCTTCAACGAGTAATCATCATTTAGTTCTGTAACAAACTCTAATTCTGCATCAAATACATTTGCGATTGAATACAATCTTGCAAGTACTGTATCTGTACCTGTCCATTCGTGCGTAAGATGTTTGTTTCTCACTTCATTCTTACCGACAACAAAAGCTTGCTCAAATCCGAATGAGTGGATATATTCAACGATTTCCATTGGCCGAGTAGCTTTATATTCGCCTACATACTCGTTTGTTAATTCCAAGCAAAGGCCATAGGCGGTAACACTTGTAGTATCACCACCCTTTTCTACATTCATAATTGTTAAATGATAGCCTTTGTCTTTTCTTTTAAAGCTTAGCTTATTACCTTCAACTAAAAAAGCTGCATCATCATGTGCAGTCATTGTAGTAAATTCGAATGTATATGCCGAACCTTTCAAGTATGTATGCAAAATCTCGTCAAAGTAATGCATAGCACTAGGCACAGTATTATCTAGAAAAGTTAATACCTTGTTATAAGGACTTAATACCGCTATTCTTATATTTTCCATTACAACCATGCCTCCCTTATTTTAGCTTTTATGATTGGTTGAGATTTCGTCCATTCTGAACACGTACATTTAACTTCTGTTGCACCAACAGGTGCTTTAAAATATTGAGTACCTATCACTTCGTCTTCTGGCCTAGCCATACCATTTACATAAACATGAGATGATTTACCATCAATTGTGATATTTGTTCCAGTAGGGTATCTATTAGGAATATCTTTCCATTTTTCAACGTTCATTTTTTCAAAATCAATAGTATCAAAACCTATCATACTCATGAACTTGTTACCACCTCGTTCATCCCATTGCTTAACTGCAATTTGAATCTTTGCACACTTCATGTTTTCAATCTCTGGGATGTAGAAGTTGTAGTATCTTGCCCAGAAGAAGAATCTAATGTTCGCTCCTTCTTTTAAAACATCGCAACTTCCCCATTGGTAATAAAAAGGATTCTGAGCTTGTAAATGTGATGTTGTAAATTCCCAATTTTTCAACACCTTACCATTTGCCCATATTTCATAATGACCTGTATTACCAATTGCATCAGTCTTATACCAGTTACAACCACAAATCAATTTGTCATCTTCAGTCAAGAAGTTGATACACATTTCACCAGTCTGTCCCATTAGGCCGGCATAAAAGCACAAATGAAACCAACAATAGAAGTACTGAGCACCACTCTTATCTCCACTAGAATCTGCAGGCAACACGAATGTTCTTAATCCACCATTCGCATTTCCCTTTTTAGTTCCAGCAGAACCTAATCCAATAAACTTTTTATCAAACCAAGTGTGTTCGGCTAGTGTTCCATTTGTTCCATAACTTGGATGCATTACATCCGTACCACCAATATCATCATTGCATTTGTAAAAATCATCAATTGAGGCTAACCATTCACTTTGTTTGTAAGTTTCGCCATCTAATTCTTCAATTTTGCCGTATTGCATAATTCCATTTTCAGAAACCAAACCAATATATCCTGTTTCAGATGCAGTAGTAATATCATAATCAATACTTACTGGCACTGTACCTTCGTTAACAATATTTAGAACACCATCAGTAGCAACGAACTCTTTTTCTGTTGTCGAATATTTGCGTGGGTCTGTACAATAAATTTCGATTTCACCAATCACGTTATTACTTCCACCATCAACCTGTGTATTTGAAGTCTTTGTTCCAATGAAATACTTATCGCTTTCATCGTTAAAAATGACTTTTACTTGCTCACTACTCAACAATTTATTCATTTTATTGAAAGCATCACGAAACTCTCTGCTTCCTCTAGCTCTCAATTGATATTTAACAGTAATCGTTCTTGCAGGTGTAGTTTTATATCTGTAATAAGAGCCATCCATTCCATCAATTTCTTGATCCGTAACTTCTGATTCCATTAACTCACGACCTGTTACAGAAAGTGTTCGATAACCATCAATTTCATTTTCTAAAAAAACGCCATTGTATGACATGGCTTCTGTCGGTAGGTTAGTACCGACAATGCCACTGTTCACTGTATCTACAAATGCATACATTACTTGTTACCTCGCAATCTTTCGTTGAATTTAGAGTGTCTATCAAACTCATTCTGATTCGCTCTATATGTTGCACGTGCAAATTCACGATCATTGATATAAAGTGGTGTTTCAATCGTCAATTGAGCATTGTTCGTATATTCGTAATCAGGATTCATATCACTTACAATCCCTCCAAAAGTCATTTTAGGAGCATCTAACATTGGGAGATATAATAAGTCCTCTGAAGCTCTTTTTACGTCAGAATACATTGATTCAAGGCCTAGAACAAAACCTTTACCAATCCACATACCATCTTTTCTAGTAACTTTAGATGGAGAACCGATTTTAGCTTTTGCTTGAATAGCTGCATCCGCAGCAGCTGCTAAACTAGCGGCCGCAGATCTAACAGAACCTTCGCTTGCTCTTAATCCATTTGCCAATCCTTGACCAATCATGCGACCACAGTATTCTGCTCGTGATTGACATGAATTAAATGCAGATATAATTGATTGACAAGAACTTTTTGCAACTGATACTCCTGTTTTAAGACCACTCGATAAGCCCTTAGTAAAGTTAGTTCCCATTGCGGTTCCAGATGTCGTTGCTTTTGCTTCTGCATTTGTCATTGCGGTAACAATTGCGTTAATAGACGTTACTGATGCACTAGATGCACTTGTAAATGCACTGCTAATTGTTGAAGCTACTGTAACTAATACCGCAATACTTGCTGCAGTAGCCATTACAGAACTTGCAACTGGTGCAATAGCTCCTGCAAATGCAGTCATAGCTCCACTCGCAACTGTTAATGGTTCTGAAATTCCACTTAATGAGCTTAAAGCATCTGATAATGATGGAATTGTTGCCGATAATGATTCAATACCTGCTTGAGTTGATACGATCATTGTTAATGCGGTTGCTAATGCCATCATTTGAGCGCCAGTATCGCCCATTCCACTTGATGCAGTTGCAATAGCTCCAATTCCTACTGCTACCGCTCCTAGACTAGCTCCCATATCAATTAAGTTAAGGCTCGTAATAATCTTGATTCCATTTGCTAGTTGTTTGAAACCTTTACCTGCATTTAACGCAGACTGTCCAACAGATTTAATCACTCCTGATACTGAGTTTAAGATTCCACTTACTGTTTCACCAAATGATTGAATCACATTTGAAATCCCTTCAAAAACATCTTTAATAACTGGGCCAAAAGCAGAGACAACATCTGCAACACCTTCGAGAACCATTTGCAAGCCTTCACCTTGTGAACCGACTAATGCCATAGCAGCACCAGTGGCAAGAATAGCTGCTGCCAACGCTAACCATGTAGTTGGCGGTACCATTGCAATCGCAGTTCCTAAACCTGTAAATGCAGTTGCTAAACCCTGGCCGATTCCTTGCGCTACTGTACTGATTGCAGTACCAAATGATTCAATAACAGTGCCGACTCCTTCTAACGCGGATTTGATTCCATTTCCAAGTCCTTCGAATACATTACTGATTGCATCTCCTAGACTGGTAATGATTCCTTTCGCTCCTTCACACACAGAAGAAATAACATTAGAAATTCCTTCAAATGCTGAATTAATAATCTGAGCTGCTTTAGATGTTTTTTGTGCAGTTTGTATACTTGCATTTCCAATATCAGGTACACCACTTGAAGATGGGCTAGATGTTGGAGCACCTTCTGTACCTCCAACGCCTTTGATTTTATCCATGATTGATTTTAACTTTGAATAGCCACTCTGTGCAGAGCCAACAACTCCCTTGATTGTGCTAGTTAATTTGCTACCAACTTTTACTCCAACAAATGCTCCGGCTAACAATTTAACTGCACTCGCAAATTTCTTAACATCTTCTGTTTTAAGATTTGCTACAAAGTCCGCAATTTTACCAGTTACATCTTCTACTTTTGCAATGATATTTCCAATATCTTGTCCTAACTGTTCAAAGACTTTACTGTCTTGTAACTTATCCATTACATTACCGATAGCATCTTTGATTTTATCGAACATCGTGATTGCGTTTTTTACTGCATCTGTTTTCATAAAGCCATCATAGAATTGTTGGATCATAGCTTTTGCATTGTTTGCCCTGTCTGCTAGCCAATCCATAGCTTTTGATACATTCTCCATGACTCCTGGTTTAAAATCCCATGTCAAACCATCGTCCTTAGTTTCCATGATTGAATTTCTGAAATCGTAGATTTTAGATTTAATCTTTTCTAGATTATCAACCAATCCTCCCATAGCTTTTGATTTCAACATATTATTCATTGCAGACATGAATCCTTGTTCAAGGTTCTGCACTGCGCTTTTGATGTTGGTCATGGATGTTTTGATACCTTTAGAAGCTTCTAATGCAGTGTCTGCAAATCCACCTGTTTCAGTATCACATTCAATCATTGCATCGTTTAACTGGTCAAATGAAATAGTTCCGTTCTGCAATGCTTCATACAATTCATTTGTATTTCCACTCGCAATACCCAGTTTTTTTGCAACCTTTGTCAATGCAGGTGCCATTGTTTCCTGCAATGTTCTCCATGACTGCATATCTACTGTACCTTTAGCAAGCATCTGTGAATACTGTTGTAATCCACGTGATGCATCTTCAGAACTAGATCCACTTGCTAAAAACGCATGGTTCAATGCGATTGTAGTATCCGTTGCCTTGTCAATATTACCTGTAACGGCCGCCAATGATTTAGATGTTGTAACGACATCCGCCAAGCTCGTTGGTAAGCCTTGAACTGATTGATTTAACTTTGCAACACTCTTTTGAGATTGCTCAACTTCGAACCCCAAAGACTTCATTACTTTTGGATAGGATTGCATGGTATCGAATCTGTTTATAGCACCATCAAAAGATGAGCTTAGAACGTTCATTGTTGCGCCAATAACCTTTGTTACACCAACGCCAGCCACAATAGATTTAACTCTATCGCCAAATGATTCACACGCTCCTAAAGCTTTTTTCATTGTTGAGGTCATGTTTTTATCGGTTGCCGACAATATAGCCTCAACGCTAAAACTTTCTGCCATTGTTATCCCTCCTTCTTTTGTTCTTTTATGAACTGTGCTAAACCATCAAACTTGCTTTTCTTCTTAATACCCATAACTCTGTCCAACTGCTTTTGATAATCAAAGAATTTATCGAATTTCGTATAAACAGGTTTCATCTTTTTACCCGCTCGCCTTCTTGCTTGCGCTGACATATTTAAATAAGCTTGCAAGTGTATTTCGTACTGTTTATCCACGATTTTAAGTTCTTTAGACTTCATTAAAAGCCGATATTCGTAAGGGGTAATATTATTTACCTGGTCCAAACTTTTAAAGTCTAGGTATCTAAAACAAGTCATTACAACACGTTCATAAAATTCATTAAATGTTTCTTCTACTTCTTCTCTGCTTCCTGCGTGATCATCAGTGGCCTCACTTCTTTCTTGCACGCATTCGCTTGAGATAAAAAATTAATTACATCCTCAAAAACTTTGTCGATATCATCAACGTCTTCTAGATAATTTTCGACATCCGCTTTCTTTAATCTTGGTGTTTGTCCTACATTCATGTAGAAAATGCAATCTGCTAATGCATCAATATCACCATCAATGATGCTTGCAACCATAAATTTCAAGCCTACTTCTTTTTTCTTGCCTGTATTAGGTACATCTACAGTTACTTTTTTGTTTACCTCGTGCAAGAACCCAAATCCTGCTACTAGTTTATAAATTTCTCCATTTACTTCAATTTCCATGTATTTACTCATTCAAAGTCCTCACTTTCTAAATACAAATATAAAAGGGGCAATTTCTGCCCCCTATTTTCTATACGCTTTCTGTTTCTTTAGTTACATCTTTGTAAACGTAAGATGCGATTTCCTGTTGTTCTTTAGTTACTGATGCATATCCATCTGCACCATTTCCATTTGCTCCAAACGTTAAATCAACTTCCACAGAGCCTTCTGCTTCAGATGAAATCGAGCATTCTGTTAAATATCCTTGGTAGTATTTGGCTTTAAACTTACCCACATTTGTTTCAGTTCCTTCTTCCGCTAGGTTTACTTCCCAACATTCGACTAATTCATCTGCCAACATAGCCTTTTCTAATTTATCAATGATTGCATCACCTTTTGGCATAATAGATGTCGATGTGATTTCAATTTCTGCCACTGATGGTGTACGAATAGTTCCATCTTTTGTAGCAGTTGTATCTGCATCTTTTGTAACGTTTCGTTCGTTTTCTGTTGGGAAAGCGATTGCACTAGCATTTTCTTTCTTTGAATCTTTTGCAACTCTGAAAAGATAAATAAGCTGCTTACCATTTACCGCTTCAATTACTTTATCTGCGAACATTTGTAAATCAAATTTCATTATTTTCTTCCTCCTGTAATCTTAAAATCCAACTCAAGAACACCATGCATCAATGGTGCCCCTGTACTAGAATCCGATAATATCCGTTGGTTGATATTTTGGATCATAAAAGCAAAGTTGTTTGTGTGATTAATCTGTCTAGCTACTTTCTTAATGATTTGCATGATTTCAGACAACTCTCCACGCTTCCTAGGATTGTTATGCCAAACATCCACAACTTGCGTGATATTGCCTAGAATCATCGTTTTATTTCCATAATCATCAACAAGTTGGCTGCTACCGATATAAACATACGGATATGGTGTCCCTTCACATGGAAGGAACGTATCATATACGCTAATTTCTTTACTCTTTAACTCTTTTTTTAATTGCACTAGTAATGCACTAAATAATTCCTGTTGCGAATCCATATCATCACCTACTTAACTAGCTTTTTCATATCTGACTTGAACATTGGTACTTGTTGTTTGAACGCAGGTCTAACAAATGGTTGTGCATCCATGAAACGTGTTCCAAATTCAACATAAGGTGCATAATGTGTTGTTGGCCCTTCTGCATATGTGAATCCACCATCACGTGTTTCACCTCTGATACTCTTTTTAGTTGTTCCTATTGTATAGTCCCCTTTAAATACCGCATTGCTAACAGTTTTACTTTGCAATTCAATACCGTTTTGTTTGACTACTGTTTTCACATCTTCCAAAGAACAATTCTTTTTTAGCTTCTTCTGCAGTTTGTCTAATCCTCTTATTTCAACTTTTGCCATTTATTGCACCTCAGACAGAATAAAAGACTCCTTTGTACGGAGTCTTCTTGAATAATCAACTTTGTATTTTTTTGTACCGATTCGAATATGATCAAAAGGCTTTTGATAGATGTTCTGTATATGACAAGTAAGGCTACCTTGTCTGATTTGTCCGTATATCTGCATCATAGTTTGTGTTTTTGTATCCATTACGGAAGCCATTACCATTTCTTCTACAGGTGAACCATCTTCATAGTTGCCTGTGTTCTCGTTATAAGAACCTTGCACAAATCTTTGGAAGTAAATAGGTTTATCGTACCTCATAAGAACCGAACCTTTCCTTTATTTTGATTGGCTTGCTCATCTCTCCAGGATTGAATCTCAGAAGAGAAAGAAGAGAAGTCATCATCATTAAATGACATTGACTCCCCTTCAACTGAATGTGTTTGAACACCCTCAGAACCAATTCTATTAAAACGTTTGATGGACACTTCAGTAATGATATATTCTAGTTCGTCAGGTATGATTTGGACGCTTAGAAGCGCTTTAAGTCGACTTTCCGTAAGTCTTACAATGGTATCTAGCTTTTCATCATCAGTTTGCAAACCAAGAAGCAGTTTTACATCATTTAATACGGTTGTTGTCGACATATTCAATCACCTATGCCTTTAAAGCAACAACTACATCACCTTTTGATACTGCTTTGTAGTTTTTGTCACATTCTACGATTGTGCAGTGATTAGATGCTGCTGCTTTGATATCTGCTCCTTCTTCGAAGTTCTTCCAAGATTTTACATCTGCACCATATGCCACTGTTTCTTCAGAAGCTCCTACCTTATATTTGAATTTGTTATTCATAGATTGTAACTGTTCTGCAACTGCTACTTTTGTAGTTCCTGATTCTTCACCTTCAGAAGCAGTCAATGTTAAATCACGTAAAGTTTGGGTATCTGCTTCACCTACTGCAAAGTGTGCAATTGCATCCTGGTATTCACACATTAAACGTAATCCCATGATAGCGAACATATCAGAAATAGCACGATCATAGTTCCCTTCTACATGGAATCCTAAGAAGCCAGTAGTGCTATCTGTAGTATATGAAAGTCCTGCTTTTACAAATTCAGAATCACTTGGATCTACATAATATGCAATGATGTTATTCATTGGAGTAGCCACTACTGTTTTTTCTGCAACTCGGTCTGTTAAGAATACAATATCTGCTCCTAAGAAGCTCTTAATGTATGTTAAACCGAATGCAGTCTGCATAGATACATTAGCTTCTCCTAAATAGCGGTAAGCATCCAATGTGTTGACGAATACGGCAATACCAGTAGTATTTCGTTTCATCTTCTGGAATTTGTGTTTAACATTACCGATTGCCATCGCAATTGCCATTTGCCAAGTTGCTTCATGTCCTACTAAGCTACCTGAGTTCAACTGTTTATATAAGCGATCAGTGATGTTATCTTGCAAATCAATACGGAATTGTTCATCTGTATCAGATACTGCAGCTTCGTATCCTTTTTCTGCAATTGCTTCAATAGATACGGCTTTGCGGAATTTCTCGATTCGAATTGTATCGAATACTTCTTCTTCAACTTTGTATTCGCTTAATGGAATAGATTCACCTTCTGCTACCTTTCCATCCTGTAATGTTCCTGTTACTTTCTTTGTTTTTAAAACAGAACCATTTGCTTTACGAATTGGGCGAATGATTCCTAATACATCCAATAAAGCTTGGATATTCTTTCCAAAACTAGTAACAAAATCAATTTCATGTGCTCTAACTTGGATGTTATCTGCTCCTGTTAATCCTGTAGGTGCTGCAAACATTTGCAAGTTCATACCTTTATAAATTTTTTTCATATGTTAGTTCTCCTTTTTCTATTACTGGAATAAATCCATATTTTCCGCAATCATGCGTTGTCTTTCCATTGGATCAGTGATATTCAAGATTGATTCACGAGTTACCCCCTTGTTTGAACCTCCTCGTTTAGGACCGTTACCTTTCAGTTTTTCTTTAACTGCTTTTTCTACTTCAGATTCAAACATCTTAACAAATGCATCAACCGCTTTCTTTGTTTTATCTGCATCTTGATCAACTAGAACAGATAAAAGGTCATCACCAACGTTAATATTGTGCTCTGTGCACATTTTGCGTGCTTCATTTGTCATTTCTGCAATCGCATTTTTTGCTTTCAATTCATCCAACTCTTTTTTAACTTTATCACGTTCTGCTTCTGCTCGTTCTTGTGCATTCATATCTGCTAAGCGCTTAGCTTCTGCTTTTTCTTTTTCTTGATCTGCTTTCCAACGTGCAAACCTTTTATCAAGAATCGCATCCAAATCTTTATCTGAATATTTCTTTTCAGATGATTTGTCTTTTTTTTGGTTGTCTTGTCCTTCAGTTGATTGAGTCTGAGTTGATTGAGTGTTTTCTGTTCCTGTACTCTCATTCTCACTTGAATTTTCATCTGCAAAAAGTTGTAAGCAAAAAGGTAGTCTGTCATTGAATTTTTTCATAAATATTTTTCCTCCTATTTTTCTGGCTTTGCTTGTCATTTCCCATATCTTTTTAAGGCTTAAATGCTTGGCCTATAACCCATACAGTTTAACGACGTGAATGCTTGGTCTTGTTTGGTAATGTGGATATGTAGGCTTTGTAAGTCTTGGCTTTTCCACAAAAAATGCACCGTTGATTACGTACTTCAACGATGCACTCTAGCCATTGATCATAATATTGTCTTTCGACACGCTCCAAATATTTGTGATTACACATCTCTCAGTTCCACACATTCAGGATATGCTTCTTCTGTGCCTTTGCATCCAATTCTGAAGAAATTAATTGCTAATTCTCCAGCAAGGTCCAAACTTGAGATATACAACGTCTTGCAATTCTCATCAGGGCTATCATATCTGCAAAGTGCATCGGATGTTTCGTCGATTGAATTGGCCAATGTCAAAAATAGTACTGAGATAGCGCTGCAGACGATATCTTTTCCTATCGGAGCGTAACGAGCATGGCCATGTACTTCAATCAGGCAATCACTTTCTGTCTGTTTAATCTTAATTTTTATCACATAGTATCACTCCCTTGCATAATAAAAGGCCACTCGTTTGAGTGACCATAATTACATCATATTTTTTTAATGCTCATCATTTAGTATGTTAAAGCGGTAAGGATATTGTTCGGTAAATCAACATCTGAAAGACGGCCTTCATTTTTCCTGAATTCCTCTGAAATTTTGTCCCAGTTCTCATATAAAACTTTTGCGTTTTCCCAATCTTCCAAAAGATTTTCAAAAAAAACTTTATCGTCTGTGATTTTACCATCTAAAACTGGTTTATTTTTCATAGTTATCAGTTCCTTTCTATACCAAAACTATAGCCTTTTTTTAGGAACTTTTCAATAGCAACATCTTTATCCTTGTACTTTTCAAGTGCATCTTTCATAACAGATTTTGCTTCTTCAAAATTAAAGTTATCAAGTTTGTTGATATACCAAGTTTTTCCTTGATTTGTAACAATCATCATTGTTTTTATAGAAGGGTATATCATAAAAATATTTATATCATTCATCGAAAAATAAGAAAGCCCTGGGTGATTATGCACTAATTCTAAAGATCTATTGCTAGAATTAACTAATAAATGGAATGTATCTGAATCACCTAAAAAGTCTACACTATCCTCTGTACCTTTTACAAAATTTGTCGGTGTCTTCTCGATGTTAGTTATTTTTCTTAGTGCTAAGACTTCATTGCTATTATTGTACTTCTTTGAATAGGATAATAATTCTTGTCTTACAAGCATCGACTCATGAGCTTCATCCTCTGTATACCCTGTAGGTCTAACATTTTTTATTTTGTTTATAGCCTGGCTTGTAATATTTACTTTGTTTCCTTTTTTGTGTTGCTCTATTTGAGTATTAAAATCAATACTTTTCCACTCATCAAACCTTAGACTATGTTCTCCGTTTGCTAATCCATCTAGCCATTTTTCATACTCCTTACGGTCTGAATGTGGTGCCGTTGCACAATGACAATTCGGATGTAAAGGTGGAGCGTTTTCCCCTATTTCCATATCTTTAAGTTTAAAGACCTTGCCATCCATTTCTTTACACAACGGACACACATCTTTTAAGCTACAGGCAATATATTCATACTCATCTATTCCGTTAGCTTCGTAAGATTCTGCCTGTGCTTGCGTTTGAACTCGTGCAATTTCTGTTCGCAACAATCTTTCTGCATTGCATCTTGATACATCGAATTTCTTTCGTATCTGAGGGATAAACTCTCTTGGATTCTTACCTTGAATCAATGCATTTGATAGAACACTGGATAAACTGTTTTTTAGCTGATCTTGATTGACCCAAATTCGTTCTGAAAAGGTTGCGTTCTTAAAAGATGAATCTGCTACTGTTTTGGCCATCTTCGCATTGTCAATCACTGTATCGCCTAAGATAGAAGCGTTACGTTTGATCTCTTCTAAATACGCTCCTTCAAGCTTTTGACCAGTATAAGACTTCAATTCGTCATGACCTACCACAAGCTCTAATCCAATGTTTGCTTTTAAAAGCTCCAATCGGTTGACTTTCATTGCAAGGTTATACAATCGCATCTGTTCATTGGCTTCATCTGAAAAGTTCTTTTCCTTTACATACTTCTTAGCTTTTCTTTTATATGCCTCAATATCTATGTTTGAAACTCTTTTTTTAGCTTCTGCCATAGTAATGTTTTCTTTATTTGCATAGCGACTAAAAAAGGATTCGATTTCCTTTTCAACCGAATCCATCATATTTGCATATATTTCTTGTATCTCATCCGCATATTGCTTTTCATCTTTTAAGCGTTTCTTTTTCCATTCAAGCTCACGATCTCGCCAATATGTTTTACTGCTCATCGTTTTGTGAATCCTCATTGTTTTGGAAGATTCGGTTTTCAGTTTCTACCATATCATTCTCATCTTCCTTTTTGATACGCTCCATTTCGGCATTCGTATCTTCAACTGCCGAGATAAACGACAATTGAGTTTCGTGAGACACGATTCCTGATAATTGTGCAGCAGTCTGTGCTTCTTCTAATAAGTTTGCAGGATAATTTTGTGTAAACTTGTATTCAACCTCAAGCCAGTCATTCTCAGAACGATGTGTGATCGCGTTACTAAATAAGACTCGGTATCTACGATTCATTCCAGACGTGAACTTTCGCTCTTTCGCTTTTGCCAGGTTTGACATAGAAAGAAGTTTATATCTCAATGCAATACCTGATGACGTTCCAAAGTTCTCATCATTGATATTGGCCACCATTGAGTTTTGGAAGATTAAACGTTCTAATCTGTTGATAAGGTTCTCTTGAGTTGCATCTGCATTTGGCTTTGACATAAAATCGACTACGATTCCATCACCGCTTCCATCCATTGACTCAAAGTTAATTGTTCGATTATCACGAATGTGTACCAAATCTGAATCTTCTACTTTCGGACCTAAGATTTTTAAATAGGCATCTGCAAAGTAATCAACATCATTTGCTTTTTCTGACATTGCTTTGTTGTAGGCATTAATCAAACTGTATGTTGATTCAAAAATAGACATACGCTCTTCATTCTCAATAAATTCGGTTGCAGGAATATCGTTGAATCCATGCTCTATGCCATTAAACACATGAAGGCCACCTTTATCGTTGAACTCATATTTATATGTTTTGTCGTAGATATATCCACGCATAACCTCGTCTACAATCTGATAAGTTACAAAATATCTTGGTTTCTGAACTGTTGATTCATCATAAACCATGAAACCTTCTCTTGGATCTAAATAGGTAATCCCTAAATTTCCGTAATCATCATTAAAATACAATTCATATCCTTTTCCAAAAACACTACAAATCTTAGATAGTTCTGCATTGTTATCGTCTTGGTCATTGTATTTATCTAACAAGTTGATATAATCATCAATTTCTTTTTTCTTAGAAGATACTTTGATAGGAACGCCAATAAAAAAACCGTTGAATGTATCAACAATGTATTTTGCAAAGTTGACCACCACACGGTTATCTGGTTTATAAGATTCTTTGTCAGCTTGATGTAAGATCGGATAATCGCCAATATAGGCATCATATAGCTTTTTATACCTGTCTGTTATTAACGACTTATGTTTTGTTATCAATCCATTCAACACTTCAATATTAATGATGTCTTTATCGTCAGATAGCTTAAATATCGTATCCGGTTTAATAATGTATGCGTTCATTAAATACCTCCTTTAAATGTCCTTAATTTAATTCGTCCAAATGTATATTTTTCAACTGCATAACGCATTGCATCCATTAAGTGGTTGAAATCATCAATTGGACGATTTATTTTGTTTCCTAACCTATCTTCATCCCATGTGTAGTTACCAATTTCAGTTATGAAATTAACACATCTAGGATGAATGATGATTTCAAAATCTTGAATATATTGAATCCCATGTGTAATGGAATCCTTTCCCTTTTGTGATTTTTCAACACGAAGACCATAACCCCTAAGTTCATCAATCGACTTAGGTTCTGCACAGTCTGCTGTGAAAGACTTCTTTTGATAATGCGCGTTTTCAATCTCTTCATATAGCTTTTTATTGGAAAGACCTTTTTTATAAATTTCATCCCAAACATAAAGCTTTTTATGTTCTGTATCAATGAAACCTATAAAAACTGCAGCAGGGTCATTTGTATACCCAAAGTCAATACCATTTACAGAATCACAGTTGATGACTTGATCTAGTGTAAATTCTTCTTCTTTCCAATTCTCATAAACCAATCCATCAACAATACCCCAATTTCCTAATCCAGCAACTTGATATCGCCTAGGATTTTTCTCCTTCATGTTATCGAACAATCTTAAATCAGCTTCATCTAGCCATTCATTACACTTATAATTGGTTGTGATGGCTAATATATCAGGGTCGTTCTTAACATCAAAGAATCTTTTTTTTAGCCAGTGGTGTTCATTCCATGGGTTGAATGTAATCATCCACTGTTTCCAAAGATAAGGCGGTAACTCACCACGAATCGACTCATCCAATGTATCAAAGTCTTTTTCGCTCGTTATTTCATAAGCTTCTTCGAGCCATACCCAACATAGAAACCCATAATCTACAGTAATGGATGTTATTTTTAACGGATCATCAAGCCCTCTAAAGAGAATCTTTTGCCCAGTTGGAAGATATGTTGCCTCCAAAGGCGAATATTTAAATTCCCATAAGTGTTCAACCTCTAATCTTCTTGTTGCCCATTTTAAATCCGTGAAGCACGAATCTTTAAGTGTTCGATAAGTCTTACGAACTACCAATGTATTCGACTTATCATACTTCATCATGTTGTAGATAATGCGCAATGCAGTTGTTTTTGACTTCTTAGAAGCACGAGAACCTTTGCATGCAGCATAACGTCCTCTGAAGTTCCAATAGGATTTATATCCTTTCCCTACTATTTTAGGTAATTTGATAGATTTAGTCTTCAAGCCCATCCTCTCCTTCAAACTTAGGAACTACGATTTCTGCTTGAACCTTATCAGTGAACAGTGAATATCTTTTTCCAAGTAATTCTGCAGCTTTATTTGCATCAGAAAGCTTTGCAGGAATCTCAACGATTTGAGGAACTTCTTCTTTGACTGTTTTCTTTCTTGGTTTTCCATCTCCTGTATCGACATACTCCGAGCGTTCTTTTGTCACTGTAACAACAACAGACTCTTTCATTTCTCGTCGCATTACTTTTGTGAGGTATTCCATGACTTCTTGAACATCTGCTATCTTTCCCGAACTGACTTTTTCAAGTTGTTCATCAATATAAGCTTTGATGTTAGCTTTTGTTAGCAATTTTGAAGCACATGCCCTTGCAGCACCATCTGTTTTTACATGTGGATATGCAACTTTATATGCCCTTGTCGCATTCAGATCAATCAAATACTCGTCTACAAATAATTTCTGCTTTTCTGTCAACTTAGCCATAGAATTCCTCCTTTCATTATTTTGAAATTAAATATCTGTCTTAATGCCCTTTCCATCCTTTTCTTGGTGAGCCAGCTCCTCTCACCCACAATCGATCCACTTCTTTTGCTATTTGTCTTTTTCGACGACGTTGTTCTGAATCTTTATTAGCTAAATCTCGGCTTGTAAGCTTTTGTACTTTATAACCCATAGATTTTGCCCTAGAAGCTATATCGGATAAGGTCCTAGGAATTTCCCTACTTCCACTATCAGCAAATGATGCCCCAGAAAAAGAAAATACTTTCTTCCCTTTTTGCCTATACTCAAATACAGTTCCATCTCCTGTGGTAACAGTTAAACCAACTGTCCCCCCCCGATTTACATATTGTCCTCTTCCACCCATAAGTAAATTTCCTCCTTATTCATGTATAAAAAAAGCACCTTGAATTAACAAGATGCTTAGATAGCGTTTAAAATTTAAACTGATATTTTTTAACAAATCGAAAAGGCGCTCCGATTCGAACGGAGGTTTCCTCAGTGCATATCGTTTTGTGATATGCATACATCAAAGTGTAATCACCCCTATACGACTACCTTTTCTTATTTTTATTTAACCATAAGCGTTTTACACGGTCAACCATTTTTCTCTCCTCTGCAGTCAAGTTTGTAGCACCTTTTTTTCCGTCACGTTCAGAATGATAATAGCCATGATGAGTATGTGGCTTCATATTTTGATGATCATGTGTTAAATCAATCTGTTTTGTACGTTTATTTGAATTGTCATAATAAGAAATTGATGAAATCTCGTTTTTATCATTCACGTTTGCGTACACTCGCCCTCTGGTCATCGTTTCCATTGGAGCTTTTGCATTACTAGCATTGACTTGCTTCACAAATTTAATATTACCACTTTGATAAACTGTATTGTATTCGCTCCCATAAGGCTTTCCACTGTCACTGACACCGCTGCTTGCTCCTCTACCTCCCATGTTTTCTTGCCCTCTCTATGACTTTATTTTTATAATAAATAACTTTTGTGCCTTTGAAATCATGTTCAATAGATTGGCCATAAATTAGAATTGCAGTAGGCTTGAGTTTATCGATCATGTAATCTACACCATCTTTCCAAATTGATCTTGCATATTCATCCTTGATACATCCAATAGTTGAGATTGCTACAACTCCTCCTGGTTCTATACCATCAAAACAGAATGTGTATGTTTCTCTTTCTGCCCAGGAAACTGTTGGAATTACACATATCCCTAAATTTTGAAGATATTGCCCAATTAATCTACTTCTATAGATATTCCATACTTTCATGGCTCTAGGCATATCCATGTAAAGAGAAAAATCTGGTGTAAGAACACAGTCATACTGTTTTAAAATATTCACATACCGTTCGGGAGTGTTCCAAATGCGTTCAAACTGATAATCATCAATAAACATATGAATTCCAGATTGATAATTCTTTGAAGAAATCGCTTCATTGAATCCAATTAACTCCTTAGGAATATGAAGTGCCTTTTTAATAGCAGGCATCTCAAATGGGCCATCTGTTTCAAATGGATCATACAAATCTAAGTTGTATTTTTTGATTGTTAGTTCTCTTCCTGGCATGGAACACCTCCTTTCTTGCATAAAAAAAGCCAAGACCTCTGTCTTGACATAATTTCTTATAATACTAGTTTACCACGGAATTCTTGTCCACTAGGGGACAAAATAAGCTTTTCACCATAAATTAAACTAATTTACCAATTTCTCTGCGGATATGTTTGTACATTCCATTCTTTGTATAACCATATTTTTCCGCTACATCCCATGCATTCAGATTCCAGAAGTATAGATCAAATAATATATTCTGGTCTTGCAAAGATAAAAGCTCGATTGCTCTGCATTCATTTAAACGTCTTCGATAATAATTTATTTCTTCCACTTTTAAAGTTTCTTCTTCAATCATTCCTAAAGGACTTGTATAAGAACCATGAAAGGTCGGCATAGGAGCACTGGATTTCTCCTGCTCCTTTGTCAACCTAATTGGATTATGGCTTAGTCCTAACATTTTATGATTCAGAACCTCAAGTTCCTCGTTTAATTCAATGATTCGATGGCAGCAATAGTTTGCCGACTTCAAATCATTCAACATTTGATTTACTTTTAATTTGTTCATTTTTGTCCACCTACTTCTTCTTTGTGACAACTGACCCTCTATGCCAGGACTCTTCCCCACTACGATATCTTCTTTCGTTTGCTCTTTCCTGATGTTTCTTATACTCTTTTAGCCCAAAATTCTCACGTTCTAATTTGACGATGCAATTCGTAATTTGTTCTAAGCATGATTCCATAGAAATAAATCTGGTACTAAACCCTATCAGATTCCATATCTTTCTATCTAAACGAGCACATGCTTCTCTTACAAATTCATCATGAATGTCATTTATGTTTTCGACTAAAAAAACTTTCATCATTCCACATCCTTCAAATACTCAAATTCTTTCAATAACTCGCTCTTTGTTCTTTCAAACTCTGATTCGATTTGCTTTTGCACATCGATCTTAGTTTGTCTGAACCACTTCTTTTTGAATTTATTTACTGATTCTCTGTAAGTCTCTTCACTGTAATCGCA